CCCTCTTCAATCACAACCTTTTGGTCGCCACCGACAATCGCCAGCGCGCCGCCAGGAAGAATCGTTGCATCCTTCACAAGGAACGCCGAAGAGCCGCCGGACTTGTTTACCTTTGCCGACGCCGTGATGTTCGCCGCCGTCGTGTTGGCGATTGACAGCCCAATGAGCGTCGCCGTCGTTCCAGAAGACACGGCTGCGGTGACGGTCGATGGACTGCCAGAGGTGCCAAGGTTCGGCGTTACTTTTGATTTGAATGCCATTTTTTACCCCAGGGCAATTGCCATCGCAATAGCGTTGTTGACTGACTCCGTGTTGCTGGGCACGTCAAGGTTCGTTCTTGCGGTGGCGGCGTTTGAGACGTCGCTGAGATTGGACGACTTCTCCATCTTGTCTGCATTTAGATTGATGAAGTTGTTGTCCATCTCGGCGTTCGTAAGAGGACTGCCTTTGGAGGTAGCCCCCGTTTCACGCGTCACTATGGTTGACATGACGCCCTCCTACTTAGGAGACAGTGATGGTCCAGGTGATCGTCATCGAATCGCCGGACTGTTTGTTCACAACGGGGAACACAGTGCGGCAAAGCATCGTGCCATCGGAGGCGGCGTTCAGAATGCCAGCCTCGGTCACAGCGCCAGTACCGGTACCCGCACCAAACGTAGCGACATAAGTGACCGTATTCGTTGACACGGTCGTGGATGTCAGCGATACGCGACCGAGTTCCGTGCCGAGCGCTGTGTTACCGGCAGCGGCAGCAGTTGTGCCGGAGCCGATAGCCATGTGGCTCATCACGCTGCTGCTAGTGTCTTTCATGCGGCTGACGATGAAGTTCAGACCGGTGTCGACAACCAGGTTGAGATGATCGAACTGTTCGGTAGTACCGTCAGCCTTGTTAAGGACAACGCGCAGTTCGCCTTTGAGTTTCAGAATTTCATTCTGGTTCATTTCAATTTCCTCAGAAAGTTAAAGAAGTGCCTACATAGATATCAGTGAAGTACGAGACATCACAGTAGTCCGTCATACGGAGCGAACCGCTGTCGCCCGTGCTGGCTTGTTCAGCCAACCCTTTACCAACCAGTGGCACATGTATGTCGCTGGTGTGCGCAATATCGGACCGGATGGTCACGAACTGCATGGTCTGGTCATCCTCGGCGGTAGCGGTCCCGTCGAAGTCGTCGGCTGCGTCGACGACGTCAGATACAGCCTTCGATATGTCGAAGGTCTTGCTCTCTGACAATGTGCCGGTGTCGGACAGTGCCTTTCCGAATATCGACGAGTTAACGTCTGATACCGTCCAAGAGTCACTGAGGGCGCGACCGAACAACTTGTCCAGCACGTCCGACGACCCAACAGAATCTGCCCTGGCTGCGCTCAATGAGCGTGTAGCCGCATCAGATGTTGATGCCGAGTCGGATGCTGGCTTCTCAAGGAGACTGCCATGAGACTCAGAAGCCGATCCGGTGTCGTCAAGCGTCCTGACGAACAGAGCCTGAACCGCGACTGTGTCGGATACCGTCTTCGCCTCTACGAACGGCTTGTTGAACACCCGAGCCGGACCGCCGTTTCCGACGTACTGACCGGCAAAGTATCCAAGGATGACGTAGTCCTCAATGAGGTTCGGTCCCTCCCTCTGAGCCCTGACGATCTCTTCCTTTGCCGCCTGGGCGAAAGTAATCGCCGAAGCATCAGACGCGCCAGCCTCGTCACCAGCCATTGGCTTGACGTAGGCGTAGGAGGTTTGCTCACTGATCTGCGGGGCGTCTGCAATACCTTTACCCAGGACGAGCGCCCCCAGGCTGTCAGTCGTGGTCAGGCTATCTGTCTGGTTCTTGCCAAAGTCTGGCACCGCAACATCCGCCACTGTTGCCGCATCAAACCTGTTGGTCTGCATGAAGAACGTCTGCCCGTCGTCAGACTGGACCAACCCGTTGATCTCGTCTCCGGCGTCAAGACTCTCAGCCAGTGGCTTTTGGTAATCGAAGCCAAGAACTTCAGACGCATTTAACTGGTCATCGAGACCCTTTGCCACATTGATGTTTGGGTCCGAGTCAACAGCCGACAACTGTTCTTCGGTGTTCTTCCCGAACAGAATGTTGTCCGAATCCGACGTCGCCATACCGTCTGGTATGACTCCCTTGACCAGGAACATGACCTGCTCGTCGTCAAGGTTTGCCTCGCCCAACAGGTCGTCTGTTGCGTCCACCAAGTCAGCCAGTGATTTGCTGTACTCGTAAACCACAATCTCTGTGAGCGATGAATTCTCTTCGATGCCTTTGTTGATAACAAATGGCTGCAACTGATCGACTGCGGTGTGGGACTCTACAAATCCCTTGCCAACGCCAAGCACCGCTGCGTCGACAACAACAGTGATCTCCCTGACAACTGGGTTCAGACCGCGGTAATCGACTGCTGCCTCATAGACGATGTTTACCCATTTGATATCCGCTATGGGTACAACACGCGTAATGGCAGCCTGGGCTGCTCCGGCTTTTGTTCCTACCGAACCGGAGGCGCTGACCGTTACCGACGCAACCGGCGCTGAGATTGTTACGGTCGCGCGGATGCGGGACAGCGCCATGTTAGAAGTCCTCGCGTAACTTGAACTTCAGCAGGTCGTATACGGTTTGCTTGCTTCCATCAGAGTAGGTGATCTCAATCTCACCCTCGTAATCACCCGCTGGCTGACTCAGATCTGTCGACCCCCAGTTGAACTGAACCCGACCACCCGTTCCTGGGGTATCGTATGGAGCCAGCGAATTGATCGTCCCGTCCGCCTGGACGACGCCAGCCAGAAGGGTGCCGGTCAGGGTCGCTAGGATCGTCGTGTCACCAAGGGCGCGGAAGTACATCCGAGCCGTGGCTCCATTAACGCCAATCGGCGCGCCGCTGTTCTCGTCGGTAAGGGAAACGATCAGGGCTGGTTTGGTGTCGCCCTGGACGAGTTTAATCTTGGTTGCCATTAGATTCTCCGCAGTTGGACGCCCAGGTCAGAGCGAACATGACCACGGTTGGCGCGCTGCCGTGCGACGTTAACGGCTTGACGGAAGATCTCCATCTGAGCGCCAGCCAGTTGTGGGTTTGTATAGGGTTTACCCGGAGACATCATCAGGCGAGCCTTGGCTCCAGCCGCAATGGCTTCCGAGTAGTCTTCGAAAATCACATCCTCAACAGTTGTTGAGGTCCTCGATGGTTTGAACGCCACCCGCATCGTCAACCCGTTGGCAACCGTCTCAGCCGGGATTGGGTAAATGGACAGGGTCCGCTCATCCTTTTGAAGGATGTACCGAGGGTCCTGGCGGTCTACGTTTGCACCGCGGAACAACCGGTTATAGACCTCAGCGTTCTGCACATCGTCAGGAGCCAGTGGCGTCAACTCGGTACCTTTGTACCAAGCGCGCATGATGCGCGTCGCCAGTTGCCCAGTGGGCGGCTCAAAGTCGTAATCGACAATGCCAGCCACCACGGTCACTGGGTCGTGGTCCCTTTGGAGGATTAGACTTTTCTCGCAGAACTCGACGCAGGAGTTCTTGATTGCATGGGTCGCAATCTCCAGGGTGCAGCCAGGGACGTCTGGCATGACGTCATTCAGGAATGCGGTATAGGCGCTCATGCTGTCATCAATCCATTCTTGAACCGCTGGAAGAACGCGGTCGCACGGACGGCGGAGTTCTCTTCGTCCTCACGCAAGCCAGCACGGAACACCACGTAGTCCTTAACAAAGGTCACGTACAAGTCGTCAATAGGTATGTTGTCCGTACCTAGATACGTAGACAGCGACGCGGTGTACGAGCCAAAGAACAAATCGGGGCGAACCTTCTTCACCTCACGGATGCCGTCGTTCGCAAAACGGAGCATGTCAGCGCCCGAGTAACGGGTGCCAGCCACGTCGTTCAGATCGACGCGCGCATCACTGATGACTTGGTTGAAGGTGGTTGCCATTCCTGTTTACCCTTTTTCTCTTAACAACGACCTGTTGCTGTTGGGGAACAACCGGCTCTTGCTTCGGTTCTTCGTAGATCTCGAACTCCGGGTCGTTAGCCAGAACCTTCGAGTACACGTACACAAATCCTGTCCGCTTGTTCTTCAAAAACATTAGGTCTCCTTAATGACCGGGTGAGGGCGTGAGCCCCCACCCGTCAAGGTTTAGCCCTTGTAGAAGAAACCTTCTACGAGTGCTTCAGGCTTAATGACCTTGTAGCCATACACGTTCAGACCACGAACGATGTTGCCGAACGTAGAGGTGCTACGCAGGGTTTCCATCTTGGTGATCTGTGACGCGAAGGTGATTGCGTCACGGGTACCGGCAAAGGTCGAGAACGCTTTCACGCTGGAGTCCGCACCTTCGCCAGTGATGCTGGTCTGGCTGGGGAGCAGGTTGCTCACATACAGGGTGAAGCGATCGATCATGCCGAGACGACCGTTACGCAAGGGGGTCATCGAATCGCCGGTGATCGAAGCGTCCTTCAGATCGGAGGTCTTGATCTTTGCCGCCATCCAGGCGGGGATCAACATCCAACGACCATCTTCAGGAGCGTTCTGCTCGTCCAAGCACTGACCCATCGAGATGATGTAGTCGATCACGTTGGTGCTAGTGATCTTGCGAGCAGCCTTCGAATTTCCAGTCGAAACGCCGAGGTTGATATCGCCCGAGATGGCACCAGCCGTTGCGCCTTCGTTGGCTGACACAGAAGCGCCAACCAAAGCAGACAGAACGTCAGTGTCGACGGCAATCTTCATCTGCTGACTTGCGTCATTGGTGAAGATGTCCATCAGTTTGAGGTCGGACTGCACATCATCCACATCGTCCACAACGACTTGGAAGTACTTACCCTTGTCGATGTTCAGTTCAACCACGTCATTGGTGGGAACCTGAGAGGTCAGGCTCATACCTTTGGTGTAGTTGTTGATGGTGATGGAGGGCACGGTACGGATCTCGACCTTGTCGCCTTGATCTTTGATCTCACCTTCCCAGTCATTGTTCGTGATTTCAGACAGAACAGTCGTCTGATAGAACTTGACTTGGAGTTTGCCCGACCAAATTTCGGGAATGAACTTACCGGAGTAAGCATCGCTTGCACTACCAGCCGTGTAGTAGCCGGAGGTTACGCCAACAGACATGATGGTTTCCTTTCGTTAATGTCTGTGCCGCCCTCGCAGGTTTAACGGAATCGTCCTTCTGCTTGAGCGGCAAATATGTCTTGCTCTATCCTCACCGCCTCATCCTGTGAATACTTGCCACGGCGCATGTCGTCGTAGAAACGAGCGACCTCTGCGTTCGTGTAAGTTCTCTTGCCCTGCGGTGGTGCCGTACGTCCAGTGACCTTTGGGGTCACCTGTGGCTCCAGGCTTGGCTTTGGAGGGGGAGGTTCTTGTTTGGGCATGCCGTCTGAGAAAGCGTTGAAGAAGTTGGCAACGCGCCACGCATCCAACTTCTCGTATGCGTCGTCGAACAGTTGTTGGCGCTGTGCCCCGGTATAGGGGTCAAGTTCGCCAAGCCAGTCAAGGAATCCCTTGTCTTCGTTCAACGACTGCCATGTCGGTGACAAGCCGCCAAGTTCCTCGAAGAAACGTTTGCGCTCCAGGTTGCTCTGGGTCTTGCGCACCTCTTCGACCGACTGCTTGAGAGTTTCGACATCCCCTGGCACAACCTCACGGGCTGCGCGCTTGACGAAGTCGACGAACTTCTCACCGTATTCCTCAATCTCCTCTGGCTTGATCTGCGAAGAGGCAGGTTGGGTCGGTTGCTGCGGAGTAGAAAGTTTTCGCTTCAGGTCCTCGATCTCCGCCTTTAAGGTGCGGATCTCGGCTGCGTACCTTGGTACCTCAGCGCTGTACTTGTTAGCGATGACTTTATACTTCTGCTCCCAACTCGGATCGTTGGGGTCGGCGTCCGGAAACTTCGGCTTCGGCGCATCAGGAGCGTTTTCCTTTGGCGTCTCGGCTACAGGGTCTGTAGTTTGAGTCGCGTCTGGAGCGCTGGCTGTAGGCTCAGGCGTCGGTTGCGGATCTTGAGGTTGGGTCTTTTCACCCGGTTCCTCGTTCTTAGGAGCCTCGTCTGAGGTCTTCCCGTAGGCTTGTTGGTACAACTCGTCAGCAAGTTGGGCTTGCTTCTCAACTGCTTTATTCACTTTGGGCATGTATCACTCCGTGAGCCGACCTTCGCGCAAGAGAGCCTGACGGTATTCTCTGCCTACGATCCGGTATTCTCGGCAATCAAAAAAAATCCGGGTTGCCCCGGTCCAAGTACGCTACTTACGAGCGCACATCTCAGCGATATCTCGTAATGCTTGGCAGTAGCCTTGCAGTTTGTGCGATTGGAGCGCTACCGTCGCGTCTTCCAATTCGACCAACCTCTCATTACGATACGCCGCTAGATACTGCAAAAGAGCCTGGAAATCTCCGTCAGCGCCCAACCGACGGATAGATTCCCGAACTCTTTGATCTGGGTTCATTACTTCTTAAATGACTGGCGCTGCCAGGACATGCAGTCAGAGCGAGGCATTACCATCCCGCCGTTGCGCAGTAACTCGTTGCCGAACTCGTCGTACCGCGGGTCAGGCTTCTTCATCGAGTCAGTATTGTTAGTCACCGTTACAGGCGCGGCATTTGATGGGACGAGCGGGTTGACGGTAGGAGGGGTCGTTGCCTTCTCCTCCGTCTTCTGCGCGCCTATCATCTTGCCAAGGATTTGTTCATAGATCTTGTCTTGCTTCTCTTCGCGAGTCTTGCGGTCTTTGGCTTGGCGACCGGCGATAAATCCGCCGAGGATGCCAGCACCGAGGTTTGCCATCTTGCTCATTGCATTCCTTCCATGGGAGGTTGTTGTTGCTGTTGGGCAGCAGCCATCTGCATGGCTTGCTGTTGCTTCTGCTGTTCGATGATCTCTTCTGGGGACGGAATCAGTTTGTCCACGTCCATGTTCAAGGTCTTTGCCGCTTCGCGTAGCAGTGCTGCGCGACCAGCAGGACCCATGATCTGAATATCAACCGGGTTCGAGGTAAGTTGCAAGAACTCGTTTCTGCGCTGTTGCACCGACTCTTTCAGGAGCGTCCCAACTACACCAGCCGGAATGATCTGCATGTCTCCCTTAATGGAGTCATCTGGGTCGTAGATCATGATGTGGTCATACATGCGCTGAAGGACCTCACTAACCGCGCTATCCAATGAAAGAATGGCGGTCTTAATTCCTTTTGCGGCATTCTCCATCAGCATCGACAAACCAGATGCGGTGCGACCAGCACCCGACACGTTGCTACTGCCGTAGACGTAGTTCGGTACACCAGTCACTTCGTCAGCAATCTTCTGGAAGTACTGGTACACGTTGAGCAGGGTCTCGGCGTTCATACTCGGCTGGAAGAACCTGACGGCTGGCTGACCGCCACCGGTTCTATCTGATGTGGTCTGCCAGATCTTCCAGGGGTACATCTTGGTCAAGTCTTCACCATCAGGCAGT